TTAAAACTTTATTAATGTCAGCTTGTGGATTAAGTACCACGGTTATTGATGCTTCTTCTACAGAGCCATAGAAATTACCCCAATCTCCGTAGTTATGAGAATATATTTTATTAGGAGCTGTTGGGCCAGGTGTTAATAATATATCGCCATTATTTATCCAGATAGTTGGAGTCTGAGTACTTAACCGTGTGGAGAATTGTTGCATTAATTCATCATATACTATAGTAGTATCCATAAAATAATCAGAATCTACCACAGTGCGAGAATTTTTTATTAAATCTGCTAAAATTTCGTATTTGTCATCACTGGAAGTGAATTCAAATAAGACTACATAATAAGTCTGATTTGCTGGAGAATATACTATATTACCTGGATAATAGGTAGTACTAGTAAGTAGTGGTAGGAAATTACCTGTTCCTAAAAAAGTAAAATATATTTCATCGTTAATAGTATCCTTTCCTACAGCTATACCTTTCTTTAAAATAGGATCATCTCCTCCAAATTCTTTCCTAATAAAAGAAGCAGCAGGTAATTTTTGTAAAAAGGCGTGAATACCTTTTATTTCCGATAGTGGCGTATTTTGATCTTGTTGTTGTCCAGAATTTAACATAAATATTTTTCTATGAATAGCATCAAAGAAATACATTCCTGTATCACTAGCTTGTATTCCCCACTGGTGAATACTTCCATTTTCTTTAGAAATATATCTATGCTTACCGAAGCCTTGTCCAGTACCTAATTGCGTAGGAGTCCCATCAGTTGTCGTAGTAATAGCAGCTCTATTAATAGCGTACATTCCTACCCCCTTATCTTGATAAAAATACACAGTATCTTTCCAATTAATAATTTTATTAATTGGTCCATAATCATCAATATCATAATAATTATTAATACCGAATTTTGTCCAAGAATCTATTGTTTCTTCATTAATTTTTACATCTGAAAGATATGCACGTAAATCATTAATACCACAATTTCCTCCTCCCACAGGCTGACTAAAGAAAGTAACATCTTTATTCTCACGAGAGTACACAGTATTATTAATATACATATCAAAAGATTCTCCTGCTCCTTTAAAAGTATTAGCAGTTTCTTGTCTTAATACTTCAAATTCTGAATTACTTACTGCCTCTGTGTATTTTATTCCTGTTTTAAGAGATGCTCCGTAAGCCAATTCTATGTTAAGCGACGATTCTATGGGAAGAACTGCAGAACGTACTCTGGAAGTTCCGAAAGCATTTGGAGTAGCTGTACCTGATCCAGGATAAAATATTGGATCTAGTTCAATGCTAGAACTTTGAAAAGGAAAAATACTAATAAAGATATCTCCTCCAAATACTCTAGGAGTAGCAGAAGTTTTATCTATAACAGGAGAGGCGGGTATAAATATATTAGACGCTACAGCATCTGCCGTCATACCACCATAAACCTCTGATTTAGGTAGTACAATGTCTACAATAGGAATACAATCAAGTAAATCATAAGGCGCGGCAGGTTTTACATACACAGTATTAAAACATTCAAAAGTTGAAGTAGGAAATAAAAGAGGATCCTGAGTAATAGGATCTTGAGTAAGTTTTCCTATTTTAGTTAAAATTCCTGTAGCACCCCTACTTACCTCATAAGTATCACTTGGCCCACCTCCACCATCTTGAGGGTCATTTATACCATTACTGCTGCCTCCTATATTATCGTAAGTAGCATAATAGTTCCTTAAGTAATAATCAGAAAGTCCTACGGTAATAGGTCCTGCTATATTATCTAGATATGTACTAGTATCCTTCATCTCTACATACAGAGCATTAGGATATAATCTTTTTATATATTCAGTAGAGCGACTATCTGCGGGAACTACCGTTCTCATAGTTGCTCTATAATCTTCTGCATTATTGCAAAGAGTTTCTGGGCCAGAAAGTGGTATTGTCGGTTTATTAGTTCCTGTAGGATGTACATAAGCACCTGTTACTAATAAGCATGCGTTACTTGTACTAGCAGCAATACCTGCTATATTTTCAAAATTAAAAGATAATTCAGGAGTATGTATAGCAACAAAATCCCCAACAACATCTCCGTAACCCGTAGCAATGCCTGTTTGTAAAAATTTAAATAGACTTGCTATTTTATTACCCCCACTTGCGGCTATAGTATCGGCATATAAATGTAGAGTAGTTATTCCTGGCCCAAAACCTTGTGGGTTATTGAAATCAAAATCTTCAGGAACAGTATTTCCGATAGTAATATCAGCAAAAGCTTTAATAGTCCCTGTAGATAATCTTCTTTTATCTGTGTCAGTTCGTTCTACTCTTACTATTTGATAACTTTCAAATTCTGCAAAAAATAAAGGGCAAGTACTAAAATCTAGATTAAATTCTATCCCCATTGCATACCCTGTAGTAGTAGTACTTACTCCAGTAGAAGTTGGGTAGTATTTAATACCTGTTCCTGCAATAGTTTCGATATCAGTTTCTTCTGAAATATCTGGAAATTTAATATCAGCAAGATGTTCTACAAAAGAAGCTTCTCCTTTTTTATTATAAAATACAATACCGAAACGGTATGTTTCTCCTCTTTTATAACTTTTTAAAAGGCCAGAAATAAAAGGAGAACTATTACTTGGGTAAGTAGTATTATAATAATTAGTACCCGCAGGGAGATCATTTAAATTATGAAAATCTATAGGCACATTTGCTATATTTGGAAAACCGTCTTGGTTACTTCCATCTATTGTAATAGGTTCTAAAGTAAATTCAAAAGATATATTAGCGCTTTCTCCTCCTAAAGTAGTACCATTAGATTTGTATTTATATTGTTGATTGTCTAACCAATCTACTAACCAATAAGCATCAATATTATATTCAGGATTAAACTTGTTATTATTAGTGGTAATAACTGTAGCTACATTTCTGTATCTAAGGATATCAAAATCAAAAGTTTCCCCTAATTCGTTTATCCTATCTTTAGCTGAAAAATATCCTGATTTAGTATTGGCAATTACTAGGGAACTATCTTTTTGAGTAAGTGTTTTACAAGTTTTAAATGGGTATGCTTTAGCAGCATACTCTAAAAAATCAATTGGAAAACTTGCTTCTGTACCTGTAATTAAAAATTCTATTGTATTTCCTGCAATAGTTTTAGTTTCTATATAATTAATAGTTGGGGTGCCTGCATAATCTTCGTGGAATACTAGAAAAATATCAATTTCACTGAAGTCAGCGTAATCAGAAGTATCTATTATGACATTAATTGCTTTATTTGTCATAGTTCCTTTAGGAGCTCCTGTATATTGTGCAGACTGTGGAAGAGATTCTGATTTATTTGTTAAATGAATCAGATTACTTGGAGGAGAAATTAATGTTTCTTTACCATCACTAGTTCTCAATCTATAGGCAACTTGATATAATCCCGCTAACAATGCAGCTCCCGCAAAAATTGCTTTTAATAAAGGCTGTTTATATTCTACACTAGGAAAAATATCTATAAGATCTACAGGTAAATTAGGTAAATCTGGATTTTCAATATTTATACTTCGTAAATAATTATTGTAATCAGTCCAATATACTCTCTGTACGCAGCCGCTTTCGTATCTCCCTAAAGCCTCAATAGGATAATTTTTACTAAAATTAAGGGTAGCACTATAGTATTTTAACGCAGGAAATCCAGGTAAAATTTCTCTAGTAGCTGGGTCATATTGAATATCATAAATCCAACCTTTACTTCCAGATGAATCTGCTACTAATAATATAACTCTATTTCGAATAGTAGTATAGCCTATTATTTCTGGTTGCGTAGCTGTCCAAGTTCCAAAAGGAGAGCCTGTAGGAAATGCTTGAGTATTATTAACAGGGATAGTAAAAAACTCTGTGTTGCCTTTCATATTAGTCCAGGATCCCATAGAAGCTCCTTCTGTAGTAGATATTCTAATATCTACTGCGTCCAAATAAAAATTAGGCGGAATAGAATCATATCCCGTATCAGTATTTATTCCTTGGTATGTATTTATATGCCTTTCCATTATGTAGTAGCAGGATTAGTACCCTGTGCATTTTGTGTTAAAACATTTATAGTAGAAACTAAACCAGTGCCCGCTTTAGGTCTAAATTTACGGAGTTCAGGAAGTTGCATATTAGCAAAGAAGGAAGCGTGAGCTTGAAGATCGGGAATAGTTCTAATAACACTATTTTTAACTGTTTCCGCTTCATCTACACCGTTCCACTGTTTCGCATGATTTACTGCTTGAGCAAAGTACCATTCTTTATCTCGCTCTATAATTTGAAATTTATCCCCAGCTAATTCATTTCGTATCCACAATTTCCTAGCAATTTTATAAGCAATATAATGTGATCCTGCTTCTAACCATTGCTGTTCTGCAGGAATAGTAGGATAACCACAATCGTCAGTAGGAATAGCTGAATAAGACATTGCAACAAATCCCTGTCCCAATGAAGGAAATATATAACCTTGTCCTACGGTGTAGGTTTCCCTTCCTTCGGTAGTATAATCTCTATTATCAAGATGGTATCTTTTATGAAAGTAATCTGTTTTCCAACGCATAGGATACATTCTCCCCCGCCCGCATGCGGCTTCTTCCAACGTGGTAACCCCTTCTATATGAGCTACTTGTCCTATTTTATATAAGTCAAAAGGTAAATCACCTCGGCCATCACAAATTTCAATATAAGCAATTTTTTCTTCCATGGTCACGCCTACGTTAGTGTGCGCCATAAATTCAGCAAGCCATTCTACTCCTTCTTCATCTTTGATATCGTAGTTAAACCCAAAATCCCTAATAGTTTTATCAAGGATTGCTTTATATGAAACTGTTTTTCCTGCGTACATTATGACATACCTTTAAGTACTGATTCTAATCTGCTTACTATTCCTTCGGTAGAATTATCTTTATTTGGATCTTCTGCGCTTACAGACTTTTCATCGGAGTATTGCCAGCATCCATCTTTATCTTTGTAGCGTTTACAAACAGTTTTAATAAATCCACCCTCTACTTCTTCTACCTTAATTTCTTCGTGACTACCGTCTTCAAACTCCTTTCGAGTTATCTTTACTACTGATTCTACTCCTTTTGAAGAACCTTCTTCTGCCATCATTTCGTTATCCATAATAAAATACTTTACGATTAGGGTCTTTTACTACTTTAGCTATTAATCTAGAATACTGTCTAGAAGCTTTAAATATATAAAAAGATTTAAATTTTAAATTAATAGTTGCTTTATCCCAATAATGCTCATAAAATTCTTGATCACTATGTTCATTCTCATGGTAAATTATTAACTTGTTTTGTAAATTAACAATCTCATCTTTAGTTAATGTGGGATATTTTTTATGCCAAAATTCCCAAGAGGCTTTCCAATTAGGTCTTAGGCTTTTATATTGTACATTATTCTTATCAAAAAACTTTAATTTTCTACTTCTAATTCTTAGTTTTCCTACTTTATTAATGCGTAATTCTAAACCACTTGTTACAATTTCTGTGCTATATGTTTCTAATAAATCTTTTAAAAAAGCTTTATAAGTAGTATTAGGTACTAAAGTTTCTTTTGCGTTCTTCAAGTAAAAAGAAAAGAAAGCTGCTTTTTTAATAGAGCCAGTTATTTTTCCTTTACCCCTTTTTAAATATTTATTGCTGTCTAACATTTCCTGTAAGTTTAGTATCTTCAGCATTGTTAGCATCATCTTTAATTTGATTTCCCTTAGATATTAACTGCTGTAAAATATAAGGTTTAATGTATGCCCACATCCATTGATTTATTGGGTAAGGGTCTGTAGGAGACCAACATGTTCCCGATGTAGCACAATTGATAAAATCCCCTAAAGAAGTAGGGTCTTCAAAGATTCCTCGTATAGTTATTTTATTTAGCATTAAATAGGAAACATCTTTAGATGTTACGTATAAGTAATTATCATACAAAAAAGCATAGATAGCATTTTTAGTAGTTCTTCCGTGTCCAACATAAGGCACTCTTGAATAATCTATAAGAGCAAATCTTGGCTTCATTATATCAGCAGGGCCCACAGTATTAATACCTTTAGTATAAAATAACTCGATTGTATTAGGAATCTTCCTAACACTTCTTAGTACTTTACAGCCATCAGGGACCTCAACACAACACTGAATAGGGTTAACTAGAGTTAAATCTAAACAAGCTAGTGTTTGTATAACATAAGGGTCAATACTTCTATTTTTATTATACTCATTCCTTAACCAAAGCGATCTCTGCTCGTTAATTAAGTCTGTATAATATTCATACGAAAATGAAGACTCGATGGAATTAACCTGTAAAGCTTCATCAATTTGAGCATGTAAATCACTTAAAGATAGCATAATTACAAATTTACATTATTTAATAATACTAATTATTAAACTATAGTATTTTTTATTTCAATCTTATTTTCCTTGTCCTTTATATGCTTTAATATAATTACGAGAATTTTTAGATTTAGAATTTTTAGTTTTAGAATGTACTCCAGGCCTTTTAACCTTAGGAGTAGCTCTTTTCCCTATATCAAAAGAATTATTTTTAGCCATTATTATCTATTTTTAAAAGTAAAGTTTAGCAAAGTTACCATCCAAAAATTTCGAGAAATATCAATTTCAATACTAATAAAATCTATTTTTCCCGCTCTTAATCTAAGAGCAAACTTATCCCATTGTTTATTCTTAATACTCCAGTTGTTTCTAAATTTCATATTATTATTGTTTAATCTCAAAGTGCATCCAATCGTAATTTTTCTCACGTCCCAAAGAAATAAAACCATGCTTGTAAAATATATCAATCATAGGTTTATATTCTGGACGTGCAAAGCGCGCCGTTTTAGACGTTTCCTTCAATGTGTTTCTTGCAGGATCTAAATCAATTGCAATAGCCCAAGCATGTTTACTCCATGCAGATCCACCACGCATTTTTCTATAATTAAAACATCCTCCAAATAAATCTATTCCTAATTCTTTAATTTTAGCAATACCATAATGAGCTAGGACATCTTTAAATGCTGCTTCAAAATTTTTAGCAACATCTTTGTGACATCTTATACGTGATACTGCAGTATCTGTATCCCAAGCAAGGCGCATAGGATAAGGTAGGTTTAAAGTAACAAGGTATCCTGCACCTGTTTCATTGGGAGTACCATACTTTTTAATTGCTTGTTGAGTAGTTAACATATTTAAAATTTAAAAAATTTCCACAACATAAATAATCCTACTAGAAAAACTAGAGCTACTAAACTTATAGCTACCCACATCCAAGGTTTATTCTCCAGACGTTCAATTGTTTTAATAGTTTTTTGATTCTGACCATTAATTTTTATAACTGCCTTAAGCTGCTTATTTAAGCTATCATTTTGCAACTTCATCATTTTCTCAAGATGCTTAAAATTAGCTTCAAGTGCTAATCTTTCCTGACGTGTCATTCCTGCAGAAATAGTATTATTGATAGTCTGTACTGTACTATCTTTTTTTAATATCTCTTTATAAGTTTTAGTAATAGTATCAAAGACAGTTTCTTTGGTGTAGTTATATTTCCACACTGTATCAGGTTTAATAACTGCTCCATTTCTTTTAGCAATATCAATGTGTTTCTGTGCTTTAGCTAAATGATGCTCTATTGAGCAACCATACATAGTAAGTATAATTAAAAGGCTAATTAATATAGTCCAAATAAATGCTAGAAAATGTGTAAAGTTAAATTTCATGGGTGAATATCTTCTTTTACTTTCTTAATATTTCGGATATTTTCATAAATTTTTTCAATAAAAGAATAACCTTTTACCTTTTTAAATGATTCATCCATTGATCTTAATTCAATAACTATAAGAGCAAGAGATACAAGTTTAGTAGAAACAAATTCTATACTTATAAATAGTTTAGTAAATTCATTCACTATAAATTGATCGGCAATAAATAATAATAATACTATAAGTACATAGGATTTTATTTTTGGAACTAATCCTTTTCTACATAGTTTTGAAGTTATTTCCTCATTCATATGCTTAGCCTTCCATATTCCAAACCCAGTGTCTATAATAGTAGCCAGACCAACAAGAAATACCATTACATAAATTGGAGCAAAAAATGCTATTAACGGAAATAGGAGTGATGTGTACAATTTTATAAGTGTTATTTTCATTATTTCTAATTTTAAGTAAAAGTACTTAATTTTTTATAATTAACTTACAAATACTCCTGTTGGTGGTTTAACATCTGTTGGAAGTAATGCCCAATTAGATGTGTTACTAAATACTCCTCTATATGAATAGATTGTCTTACCTAATGAAGAATCTATATCTGTTGCATTGACAAAACCAACGTCAATGGTTGCTCCTTGATCTACTGTAAAAATAGCCTGAGATGCTGCAACAGTAGAAGATAAAGTTATTGGAAATGCAAGTGTTCCTTGAGATGTAAAACCTGCCCTAACTCTATAAGTTTTTGTAGAAACTAATTTTGGATTTCTTGCAATTGTTCCTGATGAATTTAAATTAAGGTAGTAAACATCAAATGTTCCATCTGTACCAGCAAAAATTACTTGAGAATTATCTACTGTTAAAGCATTAGAACAAACAAGTTGATTGTTTAAATTAAAAGTAGTTACGTTTGTTTGAAGAAATACATCCCACCAAACAATAGCACCATCATTCATTGTTGTACCTACCGCTCTAATATTTAAGGTTGAACCTGCAGTTGCTACTGTTCCAGCTGTATAAGTAAATATTCCTGCTCCAATGTTACCACTTATGAAAGTCAATGTACCTGCAGTATTTATAGTAAAACTATTTGAAAAGTGTCCATTAGCTGGTGCAGTCCAAGTTCCTGTTCCAGCGTAAATAAAAGTTGTTGTTCCTGAATAGGTACTACCTCCTGATTGTAAAATATTACCGTTAATAGTAATTAAAAATTGATTTAATACACCAGATGAATTGTTAACAAATTCTATATTTTGACAAACCCAAGCAGTAGGTAAAGTTGTAGTTGCTGAATTACCTAATTCTAAATGAGTAAAGTTTAAAGTATTTCCACCAAGAACAAATGAAGTGTTGTTATTATTCCAAGTTCCAAAAGTAGTTGCGTTAATATTGCTAGTTAAAGTAATTGCACCACTTACAAGTAATTTTCTAAATGTAAATCCTGAAATATTTAATGTTAAAGCATTAACAGCAACCGTTCCTGTTGTGTCAATAATTGTTCCAGCTGTATAAGTAAACAATCCACCTCCTTTATAAACTATTCCTGAAATAGTAAGTGTTCCTGCTGTGTTAATTGTTAGAATATTATTTATTATAGAATTAGTATTTCCTGCTGTCCAAGTACCAGTTCCTGCATAAAGAATAACAGTTGTTCCTGATACCGTATTATTAATTGTGAGGTTTTCTGTTATTGTCAACGTATTTGCATTTAAATTTCCTGTTCCTGTTACAGTCAAGGTTTTAAACGTTTGATTTGCAGGCATTGTAAAAGTTGCTGCTCCTATAGTAAGATTAGCATTTGTACTTATTAAATTAAAACCTCCTAATGTAAAACTTAAAGTTCCAGATGTTCCTGTTGTAAGTGTCCCAGTTAAAGTTAAATTACTACCTAATGTTTGGATTCCTGTTACTGTAATGTTATTCCAAGTAATTCCATTAGTGTTTAAAGTTGTTGCTGCTCCAATATTTAATGTTGAACCAGTTGTAATAACTGTTCCTGCAGTATATGTTAATGTTCCTGTATTATAATAAACATTTGTTCCTAGTGTTAAAGTTCCTGCTGTATTAATAGTTGTATTATTTCTTAAAGCTCCTGTATTTGTATTTGACCAAGTGCCTGTACCATTAAAATTAAAAATAGTTGTCCCTGTAATATTTGAAGTATGTCCGTGTGTAAAATTACCTCCAATATTTAGTGTATTTCCATTTATTATATTTGTATTTGTAGATGTAACAGTACCACTCACCGACATATTATCAGCAAGAGTATAAGTAACGGCACCTGAAAAGGTGATATTTCCAGTATATATCGTTCCATTATTTGTAATTGTCATAGCTGTAGCAAGTAATAAACCTTGAGTACCTGTAATAGTATAAGTTCCTAATCCAAAATTCATTATTGTTCCATTCACTTGCAATGTTGCAGATGTAAAAGCTAATGTTCCTAAAAACCCAGTAAGATTTAAATCTCTACAATTTGATACACCATTTATTGTTGCAGTACCTACTCCACTTAAAGCATTAAAAAATACATTGTCTGCTGCTACAGGAACAGATGCTCCTGATGCACCTCCTGATGTTGCTGACCAATTTGTATTAGAGTTATAATTTCCTGTACCACCTGCTACCCAATATCTATCTGCCATTATTCTTCTGTATTAGCTAATTTTTTTTCTTCTGTAATTCCCATATTGTAAATACCCGTTTCAATTTCTTCCTTTGATTGAGGATTGAAATGGTTAATTTTTACAGTAACCTTTGTTTGATAAGTAGGAAAGTCATACTCTACTAAAGTATATACCATAACGTAATCAAAAAATGTTTCTGTGCCAGGTATTGGATTACC